ACTCAACTGATAGCACTGTTGACCGCTATTGGGCGGTCTTTTTATTGTGAGCAGTTCGGTTACAAATAAATTGCAAAAAGGTTAATGTAATTAATGAAAATCGACTAAATGGAGTTAAAGATGGCATTAATCGCACGAGTTAAATGGGCTGCTGGTACTTACCCTGGTGGCTCGGATGCTAAGTATTTAGCGTCTCTGAGTTTTTCTGAGAGTAATTCAGCTGTAGAAGGCGCTGATAAGTTCGATGATAGAAAGTACACCTGTCAGATTCAGGCCTTCTTCGTAGGTAGATCTCATCAGACTCCCGAAGACATTTATATCGGAAAGTTTTCCACTTTGCCTCAAGCCATGAGCTTTTTTAGTGACCTGATAAATGCTACTGGTGCTATTCATTGTGACTACACAAGAGAAGGCGATTTCACTATACCTCCACGGACCACTGAAGAAAGGATGAATCTTCTTACTGGAAAGGTTAAAGAAGGACTGGATGCTTTGGCAGATCAGATAACGTCTGCGCAGCCAGCAAATATTACTGGTGCTTTAATAGCCATAGCAAATGGACTAAAAGCTATGGGTAAAGCAATCGAAACAAGTCCAGAACCGGAAAAAAAATAACTTTCGTAGACTTATTCAGCATCCATTTGAAAGGCCGCCACTGAACGGCCTTTTTTATTTCTAAAAAACTGCTTGACCCGTAACTACGCAAAGTACAAACCGCTTACAGTCGCCCCAAGCTGTTAGCGGTTCCCTGATGGAATTTTTGACAACTTACCTAATCTGCAACGCGCGGTTGGGAACGTTAAAAGCCAGAGAGGCCGCTATATGCGGCCTTTCGCCTTTTCAGGGATACAGACGTGAAACAGAAAATTGCAGTAATCAGCCTTTCAACCAGTCAGCCAATGGCGATCACCGCCATTTACGAAGATCACACGCTCGTTATGTCAAAGCCGCAGGCGCTGCCAAAGGGCATGCGAAAGCAGCTGATCAAACTCGCCCCTTTCGTTGAGGCACTGCGCAAACAGGGCTTTAAAGTGCTGGTGGATGAAGCCACTGGCAAAGTGGCAAACGAAGTAGGCGGCAACCATATCTCTCTCAAAACGCGTGGAAGTGACGGGCGCGCTGCCGTGCTCACCGGCATTGAGCGTTACAACGAGCTCATGCTGCAGGACAACATTGCACTGCCAGCAGAGAACAAGGGCGCATTTGAGCTCCCTGATTCCATCGTTGAGGTGGAATACAACGCCAGCGGTGAAGAGGTCTATCGGATCAACTGGCGCGAGATTCGCCCGGAGCAGGTGCTGACCATCCTGTGCTGCTTCGCTGTGGGCTACAACAACGTGGCTTCGGCGGATTACATCAACGCCATGACCGCCGCGACCGCAGAGCAGGAGCCGACCATTATGGACACGCTTAAACGCATCATCGGCTATGAGAAAATCAAAGCTGCAGAAGCCGTGCCTGAGTCCCTGACCGGCAAGCGAATCAGCGATGAGGAACGTATCCTGTGAGTTATAACCGCCTCGACGATCGTTCAATCAGTGACGTAGTGCTTCGCAGTCTCTTTCATCAGGAAGTGATCAAGCGATCAGCGTCATTCCACGAAGATAACCACGACTACACCATTCGTCTTGATGAGATATACCGGGCTGACCTGGCGGCATACCGTGCCTATGAGGGTAACTCCGATCTGCGCTGGGTATTCCGCCTGCTGTGCGGGATAGAGTCGGAAATGGAGCCGATGCCAGCAGGCCAGACGATTTCCCTGCCGGACATGGCGTGGCTGCGCGGGCGAATACGCGACTTTGCTGGCGACAAGCCGGAGCTAATCAGTGGCTGATACTCCATTTACCCGCACACGTTCCGGGCGCTATGACACGGCAGGGCTTTCCTCCAAAGAGTTCTCCCGCGTCTTCGACCAGATTGACAAAGACCGCCGTAAATCACGCCGTAGTGCGCGGCGGACCCTCAACCCGCTGACCCTCAAGAACAAGGCACTGGACGACATTATTGCCCTGGGCAAAAAGAAGTCCGGCACGTTCTACACGAAAGAGGATTTAAAAGGGTTTGAAGCGAACCGCACCGGCGCACGCCAGCAGTTCAATTCCTCACAGGCCGGGATCACGTATGCGCAGCTGGTGGCCAGCAGTCAGCAGATCGACATAAAGCGTGCAAACAACCGGGTAGATGACGGTTCCGGTATTAAGCGCGCCACGCCTACCACACTCAAACACAACGTGCTGACGGTGAGCGTGGAAGCGTCCGCCGTATCGCTGGACAAACATCACCGGGTTAAATTCCGCTTTGAAGAGTGGGATCAGCTGATTGAGGACGTCACCGATGCAAAAGACAGCGCGGCCAAAATTGCTAAGCGACTCTGCGCAGGCCGCGTCTCTTTTGATTGCGATTGTGGCCGTCACCAATACTGGTATCGCTACATCGCCACGGCAGGCAACTTTGCCCTTGCCCCGCCAAAAGAGTACGCCTACCCCAAAGAGAAAAACCCGAACCTGAAAGGCGTTGCCTGTAAGCACGTCATTCACGCCTTCACGCGCTTGCAATCCGCCTCATGGCAGGTGCGCATAGGCCAGGCACTGCATAAAAGCGCCGGTAACAACGCCTATGGCGACGATCCGCGCAAAACCACTGAGCACTTCACTGATGCTGACAAGGCTAAGTTCAACCGCAATCGCAGTTCACAGACGAACGTCGCCGCCGTTAAGCGTGAGCACGAGAAGTATCAGAAGCGCATGGGCGCGCTGGCTAAGCGGCTGGACGACGACGACGGGCGGATCGACAAGCTGCGTGGCCAGCTGACCCGCGCCAAAAAGCTGACGGCAGCGCAGCGCACCCGCGCCGCGAAGAAGAAGGCAGAGCTGGCGGACGAAAAGGCCAAAAATACCCTTCTGCGTCAGCAGCTGGCAGACCAGGCGAAGATCCAGAGACAGACGTTCATTGATGCCCTGGTGCTGAGCGGCACGCCCCGCGCCGAGGCCGAGAAGATGTTTATTGAGTACGCAAAGAACCAGACAAAAGCAGGTAATCAGTAATGGGACGGTACGACGAATTTCTGGCAGACAATCCACCGACGATCAACGAGACCACCAGCAGTGAAAGCGATCAACAATCCCCCGCCGTCGATGTGCCGGATAGCAGCGGCGCTGTTATCGATCTGGACACCGCCGCGCCGACCGCCGCCACGTCACCCGATGACGATACCGCTGGCGGTCCTGATAACGCTGACAGCGGCAGCAGTGAGGATTATGACCCGCTGAGCGCCCCGCTCCCGGACACCCTCGCCGCACGCGAACAGAGCACAGCACTTAAGCCGCGCTACAAAGGTCACGCCCCGTTTAACAACATGGTTCGCCGCGACTGGATCAAGGCGATTGAGAGCGATTACAGCGCGTTTCAGGCGCTGCTGTACCTGCCGGACATGCGTGACGTCGGGGAAGTGGACGACGAGACCGGCTTTGAACAGCCCTCGTTTACTGAGCTTAACAACAACCAGCGGAACCTGAGCTATGAAGACGCCGATCCGGTCATTGTCACGGTGCTGGATTGTCCGGATGAGCGCGAGAGTTTCCAGGTGCTCGATGCCGATGGCGAACAGGACGGACTGACCGATGACGTGCTGATCCTGCGTATTGCCGCAGAAGGTGTGCCGGTTGGCTCAATTCTTGAGTGGAACGAAGAGATGGCCAGCGGCACCCTGGCGCGCCGCTGGTGGTACGTTCACCGCATTTACGGCTTCGGTACGCAGAATGTCGGATCGCTTTACTACTGCATACCTGCCCGCAATTTTGACACCACCAGTAATGGACGTATCGAATGAATCAGCTACTTTCCCGCACCCGCGAGTGGGTGAAAACACGCACCGGCAAAGTGGAGAGTACCGGCTTTACCGCCGCCGATGCCGCCGTAGCAAAGGCGCTGAATGACGTATTCAGTAGTGCCGTAATGACCGGACCGCGCCAGCATGAGCAGCGCTTTGCCTCATTCCTGGCGCGAAAGCCGGAAGATCGCGTATTCGTCGGCAAGTTTGATGACGTCATGGACTTTCTGCGTGCCGTTCGCGTGGCGGGCGCCGGACGTCACAGCGTGAAGCCGTTGGAAATGCCGGATCTAAACCGTGACGCCCTGCCGCTGATTAACCTGTCACGCGGGTTTGATATCACCTACGACAACAACGATCAGGAGATAGACCGTGATTACGGCGACATTACCGACGAGTCACAGGGCAACATGCCGCTGGCCGAGGTTGAGGCTACACAGGCATCGCTCAATTACTCCATCACGCTGATTGCCAGTGACAAAGATACGCTGTCACTGATGTGCAACACGCTGGCCGCTAACTTCCGCTCCAGGCTCACCACCAACTTCACCGCGCAGGAAAAGCTGGTCCACTGGCCTGTAGAACTCAACTGCAGCATTCAGGATGCCAAAACCATCATGTTCAGCGATATGTCGCCGCCGTTCACGCAGGATCGGATTTATGCCTGCCAGGCGTCGCTGATTGTCATGGTGGATGTGCTGACCGCGCATGAGGTTAATGCCCGCAACGTTCGCTATGACACCCAGCTGGCACCGGGGGGCAACTGATGGCTGATCAGCAGAATAAGCCTATGCAGTACTTCCTGCAGTCGGTCCTGCTTAATGGTGCGGAAATGCCGCGCAGCTGGATAACGTCTGTGATTTACATCGAGAAGACGTCGCTGACTGCGCCGTTGCTGGTCCTGGAAGCGCACGATCCTGCCGGAAAGCTGGTGGATGAAATGGGTGCACGGTTTGGCGCTGTGCTGGTGGCAGAGCTGGGCGACCCGACCGGGCAGCGCGGCGCGTATACAGAGACGTTTTTCGTGACGTCGGCGCCCGCCAGCGGTGACGTGGTGCGGATCATAGCCGTATCAGCGGATTTGAAGCGTCTTAAAACCCCATCAGCCCGCGTGCGCCTGTATGCCGACCGCCAGCCGGGTGACGTCATGGCGGAGTTCGCGGGCAAAATGACGATTGAGGCTGATGCTTTCCGCAAAGCGATGACCTATCACCTGAATATGGGCGAGAAGCCGTCCGGCGTCCTGCGCCAGATTGCTGACGATCACGGCGCGCTGGTCTGGTGCGCTCGCGGGAAGTTCTGCATGAAGGACATGGCAAAGCTGATCGGCACAAAGGCGGCATTTACCTATGAGGCCAACAACCCGCAGGCCGAATACACGATCAGCAAGATGAGCAACATCAACCAGGACGCCGCCACCACCAGCAGCCGCGATTATCAGTATGTCGGCTACTCCATGACAGAGGGTTACGTGGCCGTGGGCGATAACACCAAGCCGGTTAAGTACATTTCTGACGCCGATGTAGCCACGCTGACCAATATGGCGAGGGTGCTGATCCCCAAGCTGGATATTGAAATCAGCGGCAATGCGGACCTGACAGCAGGCATGGTTATTGGTGTGCAGATCCACCGCTATGACGCGGAAAACCAGGTAGACGAAACGTTACCGAAAAACTTTATCGCCATTGCGGTCATTCACCACGAAGATCGCATTGGCTATACCACGCGCATGATTTTAGGAGTACCCAACAAGTGAGTAAGCAGCGCGCCATTATCACGGCGACAAAAGACCCGCAGGGACACATGCGGGCGCAGATCCGCCTTACTCCGCAGTGGGCGGACGTGGACGCCGATACTCTGCCCTGGGCGGAATATCAGCTGCCGATCGGCAACACGTTTGTACCGTGCATCGTGGGTGATCAGGTCTGGGTGGAGTTCCCTTACAAAGACGGCCGCGGGAAGCCGGATACGCGGCGCCCGCTGATCACCGGCGCGGCGCAGTCGGCACCGGGCGGCGTCCCAAGCGTCGCGCCTGAAGCCTCCGGACAGGGTGGCGGGTATGAGCCACCAGCCGTTGACGGTGCGCCTGCGCGCCCTTCCCTGACTCCGACCACGGATTTTGTATCGCACCGCAATAACCTGCTGGAGATCCGGTCTGCTGGTGGCGGGTATGAGATAGCCAACACGGCCAGCGGTTCGCGTGTCGGGATGAACGAAGGCGGGGACATTTACCTGCTGGGGCCGGGAAACCTGGTAATCGACGTTGGTGGCGATCTGACTATCAAAGTTGGAGGAAAAATTGTGTTCCAGTCTGGCGGACCTTTCAGCGCCACTGCGCCACAATTCGCGTTCAGTCAGTAAAGATTATCTTAAATCTAAAATATTATTTAGAATGTGTTAACTCTTTTAGTTGAGACATTCCTGAATGAAATCACCCTTCTTTAAAAACGTCATGGTCTACAGCCTGAACCGGGATCTTCCGCTCGATGCAGAGGAACTGGAGCAGCAGCTGCAGACTATGGCGTTTTCTCCCTGTGCTGCACAGGACATGGCTAAATCAGGCTGGATCAACGTAACGTCAGACGGCCTGCTACTGGCCGAGAACGGGCAGTACCTGCTCTGCTGTCAGACCGAAAGTAAAATCATGCCCGTGTCCACGCTCAACGATTACGTTGCCGAGAAAGTGGAGAAAATGGAGCGCGAGCAGTCGCGTAAGGTGCGCCGTAACGAAAGGGTAAGCCTGAGAGATGAGGCGCTGTGTGTGCTTCTGCCGCGTGCTTTCTCGCGCCGCTCCCAGTCCTATATCTGGATCGACAGCATTAACAGGCGTATCTACGTTGACGCGGCCAGCGCGAAAGCCGCTGAAGACATGCTTGCACTACTGCGCAAAACAATCGGCTCCCTGCCGGTTATTCCAATGATGACCGCTGATCCCATTGAACTGACGCTGACTGAATGGCTGCGCGCCGCAGAACTGCCTGCCGGTTTTGCGCTGGGCGATGAGGCCGAGCTGGCGGCAATTTTGGAAGATGGCGGCAAAATCCGCTGCAAAAAACAGGATCTACTGAGCGATGAAGTGCGCACGCACATTGAAGCCGGGAAATTGGTCACGCAGCTTAGCCTGGACTGGCAGGAGCGCATATTATGCCGCGTATCTGATGACCTGAGCATTAAGGGCATTAAGTACGCTGACATGCTCACACAGCAGAATGATGATATCGACCGCGAGGATCAGCGCGCCCGCATGCTGGCTGATTTCATGCTCTTTGCGTCCGAGTTTTCCAGCTTCTTCTCCGGGCTGGTAGAATCGCTGGGCGGTGAGGCGAAACGATGATCTATCCGGCTGTTTCACTTCATAACGCAAAGTGCCTGGATATCCTGCGCACCCTTCCTGACAACTCTGTAGACAGCGTTATTACCGATCCGCCTTATGGCATGAACAGCAAAGAGCCTGACATGGCCGAGGTGCTGTCCCACTGGTTAGCTGGCGATGATTATCAGCATTCAGGCGGCGGCTTCATGGGTAAATCGTGGGATGGCTTTGTTCCGGGGCCGTCCGTATGGAAAGAGTGCCTGCGCGTGCTTAAGCCAGGCGGACATCTTATGGCATTTTTCAGCCCCCGCACACAGGACTTAGGCACGCTGGCCATACGCCTTGCCGGTTTTGAGATCCGCGATTCTATTGCCTGGATGTACGGCAGCGGCTTCCCGAAAAATATGGACGTCGGGAAAGCAATTTTCCGTCAGGTATCAGATTTCGAACATAACGCTGTTAAACGCTGGAAAGGCTGGGGAACGGCGTTAAAGCCAGCGCATGAGCCGATTTCCGTTGCGCGTAAACCTTTCCGGGGATCGCTTGTGGCGAACCTTCTGAAAGACGGGATAGGTGCGATTAACGTTGAAGAGTGTCGCGTGCCTTTTGCTGGTGACGGTGATGAAAGCGAATCGAAGAGCAAGAACAAGCATGGCGATTTCAAAACAGAGAGTGCCGTAACGGTTAACAGCTACGGTAAGTATGACCGGCTCCAGGAGAACTACAATCCGCCAGGCCGGTGGCCAGCGAACCTGATCCATGATGGCAGCGATCCGGTTCTGTCGCTGTTTCCTGAATCCAGCCAGACGGGCAAGCGAAGCGCCACCAGTAAAGCGGCGAGTGTTGATGGCACCAGCTGGGGAACTGACAACCATCAGAGTACCGAGTACACCGACAGCGGCAGCACGGCGCGCTTTTTCTACTGCGCAAAAGCGAGTTCAAGAGAGCGCCATGAAGGCGTAAAGAATCCCGGCCCGCAATTCAGCCATGACAGCACACCCCGCCAGCACGAGAACGGCGGAAACAGCATGCAGGGCAACTATCATCCGACAGTAAAACCCGTCGCTCTGATGGAGTACCTGTGTCGCTTGGTCACGCCTGCTGGTGGCGTGATACTCGATCCATTCATGGGTAGCGGCACGACCGGCAAAGCCGCTGTGCGTAACGGATTTCGCTTCGTTGGCATTGAAATGGATGATGGCTACTTTGACATAGCCGTGAGCCGTATTAGTTTTGAGAAGCCACCAGCAGCGCTTGTGCGTCATGCCGCTGAAGAGGTGATCGCATGATTACTTACGGCTCTGTTTGTTCGGGCATTGAAGCGGCCAGCGTGGCGTGGGAAGGGCTGGGATGGAAAGCGGTATGGTTCGCGGAGATTGAAAAGTTTCCCGCGGCCGTACTGGCGCACCACTATCCCGCCATCCCTAACCTGGGCGATATGACAAAGATTGCCGCTGGCGTTCGCGCTGGCTCTATCCCTGCCCCCGCCGTGATGGTGGGCGGCACCCCGTGCCAGGCGTTCTCTATCGCCGGACTCCGTAAAAGCCTTGATGACCCACGCGGTCAACTCACTCTTGCCTATGTAGATTTAGCGAATGCCATTGACGAAAAAAGAGCTTCAAACGGCGAACCACCAGCCGTCCACCTGTGGGAAAACGTGCCGGGAAGTCTCAGCACCGAAGACAACGCGTTTGGATACTTCCTTGCCGGTATGGCTGGAGAAAATGAAGCGTTCGAACCAGGTCCAGAACCTGAACCAGGTAAACACGGACCCGGCTGGCGCTGGAAAAAAAGCGCCTGTAAGCACGTGGCAAAGTGGCCAAAGTCTGGTTGTGTTATTGGACGACAGCGCAAACTCGCCTGGCGACTGCTTGATGCCCAATACTTCGGAGTGGCCCAACGCCGCCGCCGTGTGTTCGTTGTCTCAAGTGCTCGAAACGACTTTGATCCCGCAGAAGTACTTCTTGAGTTCGACGGCGTGCGCCGGGATTCTCCGCCGAGCCGAAAATCGCCAGAGGAAACTACCGGAACTATTACTTCACGCGCTTCAGCAGGTGGCGGGCTTGGAGACTTCGAACTTAACGGCGGTTTGACAGTTGCTGGCCCTCTTACTGCATGTGGAACTGGAGTCGGTGGCCCTGATTTCTCTCATGCTGCAGCCGGTCATTTAATTTCTGCGTTTGGCGGTGGCAATTGCTCCGGGGCGCTGGATGTAGCAGCGTGCCTGACAGCCAAAGGTCAGCGCAATGATTTTGATGTTGAGACGTTTGCTGTGCAGAGTGCTACTGGTGAGGTAAGCCACACCCTGACCGCTGAAGGATACGATGCCTCTGAGGATGGTTCCGGGCGCGGCACGCCGACTGTTGCTTACGGCTTCCAGACGCGCATAGCGCGAAATGGCCGTGGCGACATGGCTGACGTTTGCCATGCGCTCAGCGCTGAATCGGGGGAAACGGGGAAAGGTGACGCTGCGCCGTGTGTTGCCCGATGTGTTGAACATGCCGCTTTTGCCGAGAACACACGTGGCGAGCTCCGGTTGTTTAACGGTGACGGCCAGATCACCGGCGCGCTGTCAGCGGGTGGAGGTAAACCCGGTCAGGGCTATCCATCCGTTGTCAGCCAGTGCGAAGTGCGTCGCCTGACGCCTAAAGAGTGTGAGCGTCTTCAAGGCTTCCCGGATGGCTGGACCCTGATCCCCGAAAAGAAGCGCAACACCCTTGCCGCTGATGAGCTCGCATACCTTCGCCTGACACACCCCGACATGCAAGAAGACGAGGCACACCGGCTGGCGGCTGATGGTCCTCGCTACAAAGCGATCGGGAACTCCATGCCCGTGCCGGTTATGCGCTGGATTGGGGATCGGATTGCTAATCAGATTATGCTGGTGGCGGATGAAATCGAGCCTCAGCCAGCAGCTCTTCCCGCTCCACCATCGGCAAAGAAAAAGCGTGCGCCGGCGCGCAGGATTGCGGACGACAAATACCCCCGCTCATTCCTGAAATGGGCGGGTGGCAAACACTCTGTACTGGATGAAATCAGGGCGATGCTTCCAACCGGCGATCGTCTCATTGAGCCCTTCGTCGGCAGCGGCACGGTCTTTATCAACGCAGGCTTTAAGCGCAACCTGTTGGGTGACGTTAACCCGGACCTGATTAACCTGTTCAATCAGCTGCAGGGCAATCCTGATGCCGTAATTAAGACGGCCTACCAGCTGGAGCGAGGCTGCATATCCGGTAAGGCACATGATGCAATCCGAACCGAATTTAACGGGCGCAAAGCACACGCTGTTCGCCATGCAG